TATGGTGCGGCTACTTATACCCCTGTTGTTTCTTCTGATATGACTGACGAAGAATTCGACGAGTTAGTCGGAGCAGGTCTAGGTTCTTGGTTAAGGGTAAGAAAAGACGAAAACATAAGTGTGTTAGAGACACCTACTGCGGCCCTCTCAGACATGGAAAAGTCAATTGACTCAACTGTTGCTGAAATGGCAAAGATGGGTATTCGTATGCTTTCTCCTGAAAATGCGGCCTCTGGTACGGCATTAGAAATTAGAAATGCCTCTCAAACAGCACAACTCGGAACTATGAACTCAAAAGTATCAGGCACTATGCGTGATGTAATTGCCTTTATGCTTAATTGGAAGTATAACACATATTATACAGCTAATGATATTGAGTTTACCCTCTCTGCTGACTTCGCACCTGTTGTAGGTGGCGATCAGGCTATGAGACTAGTAACCGAGTGGTATCAGTCTGGAATTATTCCAAGAGATACTTTCGTTTCAATAGCAAAATACAATGACTTCCTACCCGCCGATTATGACGATGAGGAAGCAATCAATTCAATTCAAACAGACCCACTGACACAACAAGTGCCAGATGACGAGGTACAGATTGAAGAATAGTTAGGAGTAATGATGATTAGATTACTAAGTGTTTCAGTATTATTAGTTTTATTAGCAGGTCCCTCATTTGCGGACCAAGGTTGTGATAGTGCTACCAATTCAAACTGTATTGAAACAAATAGTAACACAACATCTAATGTAACTTCTAGTATGACCTCAGAAACAACAGTTAAATCCCCGCCACCCTCTGCAATGTCACCAACGATTAATAATTCAAATAGTGACCTTTGTACAGTGGGTGCGTCAGGGGCAGTACAAACCCAAATACTGGGTATCAGTGCTGGTTTGACTTCAAGAGATATGAACTGTGAACGGCTTAAGAACGCTAAAGTGCTTTACGATATGGGCATGAAGGTGGCCGCCGTTTCTGTTATGTGTCAAGATAAAAGAATATTTGAAAGCATGATGAATGCGGGAACACCCTGTCCTTTCGACGGACTTGTTGGTCAACCCGCTAAAGAAGCTTGGAATAATAATCCACACCTAGTTCCAGGAGCTAAAACAGGTAAGAAGGAAGAATGGACCGATGATGAAAAGAATACCGCTACTGGCGCCGTTGGCGTTGGCGCTCTCTTTATGGCCCTACTCCTCTTATTCTGAGTTACTCTATGGGAGAACAGACAACGTAACCAACGATGGTTACATCTGGGATATGACCAAAGTATTACCACCCGAAGCAGGGTTAGAAATACAAGGTATATTCCACAAATATACTATTACCAAAGACGCTGATGCAAATGCAACAGTATCAATAACAAACAAAAACGCTACTGGAGGTGGCCATATCTACGAGAGGCATGACGACTGGAATCAATTACCAAGTAATACAAAGATTGGTTTCGATGTCTTCACGCCAAGCCCTGCAACTCGGTGGGGAGAAGGAAGAATAAACGTCGAAGGAGACGCAGAGTTAAGTGATGTCATAGTCGCATACAACTACAGGTTTGATCCGTGTTTTATACCCTTATCAGATCCAAGTTGCCCAGACTATGAGAGCGCACTATATAAATATTTAACAGATAATAATTTGATAGATAATGAACCAGCTATCGATGACCCTTACTATGACGAATGGGTAAAGTTCCAACTTGACCGAAAGGCAGAACAACAAGAAGAAGAAGCCAAAGAGGAAGAGGAAGAAGAAGAGGAACCAGAAGAAGATAGAATGGAAACGGCACTTTCTGTAGCGAGCAAAGCTATAGAGATTAGTAACCCTATGCAACAACTCGATATGATGTCTCAGATGATATCAGAGGGAACGCTAGACGGTTATTACGGTGCTACTATAGAAGGTGGAACTTATGAGGACACAGTAGTTCTTGAAGACACCGAGATAACAGATAATTATAGAGCCTTGAGAAATTTAGCTCAAGACAAACTACACAGAACAATAGTTCGTTCTCAATATGACAAATAATAACGGAGAGACAAATGATTAAAAGATTAGCTACTGCGGCATTTCTTATGTCAGCAACAGCGGCTATGGCGGTTAATTCGCCAATCACTGGCTCGGTGCAACCTAAGTGTTCCATCTGGACAGAAACCGCTGGTGTCTATGGTCATCCACTTCCCTACAAACTAACTACCAAACCTGCAGATGGTGGTGTAAAAGCAAGCATAAGAGTGGATATCGCTCAAGCTGACTACTATAAGACAAAATTTACACATCCAAATAGTTTTTCATCTAGTCCAACACTAAATGATGCGGTTGCTTGGACAGGTAGTACCACAGTAGGACAGGTGAGCGTATCAGGCATGAGTGCTTACGAGGCCGCTAAAGTCACTTACAATAACACAACAGAGTTCAATATGACTCTAGCAGGTTCTACTTGGTTTACTGTAGAATCAGAAGCACAATATGGTAGCACCAAGGCATTGCCCGCTGGTAATTATACTGCCATGATAGTTGCAGAATGTATAGCAAAATAATTATGGGATTAGGATTGGCCCTCTGTATTAGTACGGGGGTCAATTCCCATGAGATGACACCAGCTTACCCTAAGTTGATTAACTCTTATATAGACAATGTTTATGTCGCTAGACTTAAGTTATTCAATAGAAGGTCAGATGTAGAGTATTATAAGATTGAAGTATTTACACAAGATTGGAAACCTATTCCTTTTGCCTCTTCATCAAGAGTTATGAAGATCAGCCATAATAAGAATAGGTCCTTTGAGGTCTATATCAGGTCCTCAGACAAAGATAAAGTTGTTTATATATGTACTCAATCTAAACTATTTAAAAGTAAAGAACAGCTTACTTTAGTGGCATCTAGGATTTGCTCTAAAATAAGGCAAGATCGATGAGATATTTATTATTAGTACTACTACTGTTCTCATGCAATCCCGCTCACGCAGACTCAGCTTCAAACTCCCTAAACTTATCATTACCCAGTGCTGGTAGTAACTATCAATCAGATAAGTTCAGAGCTGGCGAATTAGACTGTAGTAATGCGATTGGTTCAGCCACACAGTGGGAATTTGGAGTTACAGGTATTATACAAGGCACTCAGGTTATAGGCTCTACAAATCAGCCTAGAACGGGAGACATCGGTGTTTACAGTCGCATCGTCATTCCTCTTGGCAAAAGAGCTAAGAATAGAATAGACTGTAATAGACTATACGAATTAGAATTACAGAAGAAAGAACTAGAAGTTCTAAAGCTTCAACAAGAGATAAACTCACTAAGAGCTTTATCTTTTGAAAATTAGGAGGACACATGGCAGAGGTTGAAATAGCTGGCGCTAAGATTAAAGGCGGTAAGCTTATGCTCATACTTCCCCTATTGGGCACCTTGGGTGGTGGTCTTTGGGGTGGCTTTGAGTTCTATAAAGACTACATGGATATGAAAGAGATTATCCAAGAGATAGACGTAAGAACTATCAAGGAAGAAAATAAATTAGTTACTACTCAATTAGAAAAAGCAATCGACTATACTAGAGACATTAAAAATGACTTAAGGTCAGACATAATGGCAATGGAAGGCCTTGTCGACAAAATACGAGATGAAGTCCAAAATGCAGTCGAGGCTATGAACCAATTACAAAAAGATACTCTAGACTCTATTAGAGAAGTAGAAGCTCTAAGCAGAGAAACAGAAAAAGACGTTAGAGATACCATGAGAGACACAGAGGCTTGGGTCAAAGAGGTCCTCGAAAAGATTGAAGAGAAACTCAACATGAGACTACAGGAGGCCTTGGATAACCCATTGGTCGGAAGCTAATGTACTTAGCTATTGTACTCTTTTGTGCCAGTGTCACGGATTCACAAACCTGTAATATATTAGTTAGAAAGAATCATCTATTCAAATCAGTTGAGGCCTGTCAGGAAGAAACACTTCCTGTGGCAAAATATTACAAGTACATGGGTTATCACGTAAAGACTCAGTGTCTTGAATTTAACCCTTTTGGAGAACTAATTTAATGTCTAAACAACTACAAGCAAATAGCAAATACGCTATCGCCGATATGGATGGGGATGGGGTAATCACAGACGAAGAAATGGATCGTCACGAAAAATGGGTCCGTCTTGAGAATGAAGACAAGATGATGGACACGCAGAGAATAATGGCATGGGTAGCTATGGGAACAACTATAGTTACAGTCATACTATTACTTACACCTATTATTAATATTGCCCGAATGGAATCTGCTTCAGGCTTTCTTAATACATTTCTAGTAGCACAGATGGGTGTTGTATTGGGTTTCATGGGTGCTACCGCAATAAGCAAATCGAAATCAAACAGTGGTGGAAACATTCACTAAAGGGGAATTACTATGAGAAAACTATTTTTAGCAGGCACGATTGTTGTTTTAACAGCAGGGTTTGCTTCAGCAGAAGGACTAGCTAAGAAAAGCGGAATCCTGTCTATGCTCAAACCAGATGCTTCTGTTGAGTATGGATTCAAATCAAAAGGCTGGAAAGGTGACTTAGGTGCAACTGCATCTATGGGTAGACTTTCTATTCGGCCTGCATTAGACTGGGCATACCCAAGCGGAGGCTCCTTTGGAGTAGCTGGCGCTTCAGTCAAGAGTACCTTATCGATGAGTGATAATCTCTCAGCGTACTCTAAACTATCTTTAGACGGCGACTTTAAATACAGCGATATATCTGTAGGCGTTGCTATCGAATTTTAAAAAGGAATAAATTATGGATTGGATTAAAGGAAGACTAAAAGAGCCGACAACCTACCTTGCATTAGCAGTAGGCGGCGTAGGTCTAGGTTTTGTTCTTACAATGCCTCTACTTACATGGGCTGGAATTGTCTGCGGAATATGCGGGATTGTCCTAAAAGAAAAGGGCGGTGCTGAGTAATATGTTTGGTATTCTTAAAGCAGTCGTTGGTCCTGTTGCAGGTCTAGCTGGATCTTATATAGAAGGCAAGACTGCCGTTCAGAAGGCTAAAGCAACCAAGGAACTCAAGATAGCCACAGGTGAAATAGACTGGGATCTTGAGGCAATGAAGGCAACACAAAATTCGTGGAAAGACGAATGGTTAACACTTTTATTAAGTGGACCTTTTATCTTATCTTTCTGTGGGGATTGGGGCAGAGACATAGCGGCGGCAGGGTTCGCGGCTTTAGAAACAGCACCACAATGGTACAGTTATTCATTAGGCGTGGTAATTGCCGCATCTTTTGGTATTAGATCAGCTACCAAATTCTTCGGAGGAAAGAAATAAAACTCTAAGGGTTGGCCCATTCGGGGCCACCCTGACTCACTTAACTACTCGCTGGAGTACTAAATGAATATTAATGACAAGATATTTGATCGCACAGTCGATCACATGGTTGATTCTCGTCAGTATGAAAACGGAGTTCAACTACAAAACCGCCGTATCCTGAAACGGCATAGAAAGAATTTAAAGAAATTACTAAGCGGAGACATCAGAGCGAGTGTAACAAAAGAAGCAAATCGCTTTGGCACAGAATTATTGTCACATCAGGTAAACTCAATAAAAGAGTTCTCCACTTCTCAAATAGATTTCCATGCTGGAAACTTAGAGAAGGATCTTAGTAAATTCTATAAAGTTAGAAAACCCAGAACAAGGGAGCTTCTAACAGAAATAACAGGGCCTAATATAAAAGGCACTAGAACAATAACTAGTAACATCAAGAATATTTCTGCTGGTGAACTCGTTAGAATACAGTCTAAAGTCAAGGCTGGCTTAGCTAACGGTTTAGGCAAGAATGAAATAATTAAAGATGTTATGAAAACAACTAAACTAACAGAACATCAGGCCAAGACTCTGACTCGTACTTCTATAACAAGTACTTCCTCAGCGGCTCTCGTAAAAGTTGGTGAAGAAAACAAAGAAGTCTTAGAAGGCTATATGTTCACTGCTATTCTAGACAGTAGGACATCACCTATCTGTACCCATCACAATGGTCAAATCTATGGCGTAGATGACAAGCGATTCCAACCACCCTTACATTGGAATTGTCGTTCTTCTATGGTGCCTGTTGTCAAGTCAAAAGAACAACTACAGGCCATGAGAAGTGATAGACTTAACAAAGGTAATCTTAGTAAGATAAGACCTCAATCACTGACAGGTAAACCCAAAAGAGTAAAGAACTTTGGTGAATGGCTTAAGACCCAACCTTTTTCTATTCAAGAGAAAATGCTTGGCGGTATGGAACAAGCTAACCTATTCAGAACTGGTTTATTAAAGTCAACCGAATTTGTTTCTGCCAAGGGTAAAGCATTATCAATATCAGCATTAAGACGTAAGGCCGCTCTGTTAACATCAGTGTATCCTAACAGACAAAGAATAAGAGAAACAGGCATAGATGTCAAAGCTCGTAATCCTAATTCTTTGCTTAATAACCCAAAGCATAAGAATGATCTAAGAGAACTATTCTTGTTAGACTCGGATGATTACAATCAGTCTTTAGCCCTTACTGACTTTAAAGGCACTAGCCTAGTTGGTAAGCAGGCTTCTAGACGGCGTGTAAGCAATGAGTTTGATGAAAGGAATTTCT